CTACATCTTTGCGTTCTGGCTCGTTGCCATGCATTTGTTTGCGTTGGTGGTGGTGTGCGCAGGGGTTTGGAAATCTGGTTTGCTGGACATTTGCATCTACAAGGTCGAAACCTTGCTACGCACGCTGTTGGCCCGGTATGAGGGCGCTGTGGGACGTGCAAAGATGCGAATGAAGGTGAGCAGGAGGGCAAAGGCTTTGCTCAAGCTTGCTGATACTAAAATGTTAAGTGCAATTGAGGATTTGCAGTTTGCACCTAAATTGCCTTTAGCATGGTATTACAGCAGGCTTGTGCGACAGGCATTGCACTTTCCTAAACACTCACCCGCCAATGAGATCATAGTATCTGATTGGATCCAGCGCAATTGGAAGGAAGGTATGCGCACACAGGATAAGGTGGACGTGTTGCCATGGGCCATTAAGCTTGCATTTGTTAGATCCAAGGAGGAAATTCAATCCGATATGGTATTGGAGTTACTTCAAGGATCAATAGATGTGGCATAGTGGTGCCGTGTGGTGCTGTATGGAAGTGAGGCCAGGGTAACTTGCTCTCACCCCAACATACGGGTTCTCCGCCATCACGGAATTCCTAAAGTAAGGAAAGCTTTTGGGGTAGTATCAGGGTTTGTAGCTCAACATGTTTTGTTCTACAATAATACTATGAGTGTAGTGATGAGGGCACTCACTGAGCGCTTGTACTTTGTTAAAGGCAAGGATGGGTTTGTCCCTTGCCCGAGACCGACAGCTTCGTTTGATTCTTTGGCATACTTTGTTCGCAAAGTGCGGCTAGCCTTACCAGCCCTTCCCCCTGTTTGGACTAACGAAGAGTTTATCCAATCATACACAGGGTCGAAGAGGAAGAGGTATGAGTACGCCGTAGCACGCCTTACTTTGACAGGAGTCAGACGTAGCTATGCATATTGGAAAACATTTATTAAAGCTGAGCTGTACAATGCGTTCAATAAAATAAATCCTTGTCCACGACTAATACAACCACGGTCCCCTGAGTATAATGTGCTGATTGGCAGGTATCTACGACCATTGGAGAAGTTAGTTTACAAGGCTATTGACAGGGTCTATGGACATAAGGTTGTCTTAAAGTGTGACAACCCTTGGCAGAGGGCTAAGGTCATACACTCTTATTGGAAGGAGTTTAAGCGTCCATGCTTCGTAGGGTTAGATGCTAGTCGGTTTGACCAGCATGTGTCCCCCGAAGCATTGAAGTTTGAACATTCACTCTATAACAGTGTATTTCGCTGCGAGAACCTGGCCAAGTGGTTGCAGTGGCAAGTAGACAATCGAGGGTATGCCAATGTGAACGACGGAACCATACGGTATGAGGTGAGTGGTGTGAGAGGTTCAGGAGATATGAACACTGCACTAGGCAACGTATTTTTAATGTGCAGCATCACTCACCATTACTTGACTGGCCTCCCCTGCCGATGGAGATTTATTAATGATGGAGATGATTGTGGCATCTTCATGGAAGCGAGTGACGTCCATTATCTAGACGCACTCCCAGCACACCATCTCACATATGGATTCGAGATGGAAGTCGAGAATCCTGTGTTTGAGTTGGAGCACGTTGAGTTTTGCCAGTCCCGTCCTATTAATTTGGGAGGAAATTGGATGATGGTGCGCAACATTCACAAAGCCATGCTTAATGACTGGATTAATATTAATTCAGTTTCATATTCATCATGCAATGATCTATTTGCTGCTACTGGACGGTGTGGATTAGCGCTATATGCTGATGTTCCGGTTTTATCCGCAATGTATGAAGCTATGATGCGATTTCCGCACAAGAAACAGGTTGTCGACCGTTTGCTATCTGAGTACCACAGTGGTATCGGCCGTACATGGAGAATGTTTGCTTCACAACATAGAAGCTTTCCCGTGGATGAGACATGTGCCCGGGTGTCTATCTATAAAGCCTTTGGTATCTTACCAGACCAGCAGCAGCATCTAGAGCGCCATTTCCGGGCATTGATCCCCACACAAATAGTTGACGAGCTCCGTGCTTTTACTACAGATCCCCAAAGTCGTGTTCAGTACTATACAAAATGAAAACCAAGAAAACCGCTAAGCCTAAGAAGCCACGCGGTCGGATTCCCAGGAGTCCTGCCTCAGTGTCTAAACATGCCTCTGCCCACTTGGACTATGCTAGGATCCTCACTGATCCTTGCAGTGCTCCTCTCTCCGCTGGTGTTTACCAAGGAGAGCAGGGTATGGTCTCCCGTTTTGTTAATGACTCTGTTGTCAACACTACAGCCGGTTTTACTTCTGGCTGTTTTATTTACCATCCAGGCTCTGGTTTGGTGCACGCATCTGGCGGAGCAACTGGTGGCACAGCCACGACTCTTGCTTACAGTACTTCTTTCACACCAGGTTTTGCTACTACTGGTGCTGTTGCTGCTAAGCAGAGGGCTTTGGCTGCTGCTATCACTTTCTTCGCTTCTGGTGCGAGTATGACCAACTGCACAGGTGAGCTTGCAGCTGGCGTTTGCTCAATGGACACATTGGCAAACGGAGCTAGCATTACTTTTGACCAGTTATTTCAGTTGGCCAGCATTCGCGGGCCGATTGAAAGGAGAGCAATTGACGTCAAGTGGTATCCAAACTCCCTTGACGACAAGTACTCAACAGCCAACGTTTTGACTGGGTTGGACACCAGTGACACTAATGTGGTTTTTATAGCCTACCGTGGCTATCCAGCCGCAATAGGCCTATCTGTTAGGCTTACAGGTGTCGTTGAGTGGACTCCTAAGATTAATGTTGGAACTGCTGTCTCCAACAACGTCAATCCTACACCTGTCAATCATCACGCAGTTGTTGCCGCAGTGTCTGCAAAACACCCATCTTGGTGGCACAACATTGTTGCAGGTGTTACATCTGACGCCGAACAGGTTGTGCGTTATGTTGCCCGAGCTGGTTTATCCAAGTTGGGACAGAAGGCTGCCACAGCTTTACTCACAGTGTAGAGTAGTTGTTGTTATTGGTTAATTTAGGTATGTAGGTGTGTCTCTGCATATTGACGTAAGTCTAGGAACTCCCATGGGGATGGGGTTAACAATCCAAAGACGATAGAACGTGATTGCAGAATGGTTCGCATTGAAGCCGGTGTCGTGAGGCACGAAAATTGCAACTGGTGGGGCGTAGCTGTCACTACGGGGGTTAAACCACCAGGGACCA